TCATAGTCCTTCTTGCTGAGTTTTTTAATGCTGTTCATTTCGACATTGAGAAGGTTGGCATCGATACGCTTGGCGATCTGCTCCTCTGCCATTTCCATGGTGATATACAAGACATTATATCCACGAGCAATTGCCGCGGCTGCCATATGACACATCACCAGAGATTTTCCAACATTGATGCCAGCCATGAAAATGTTCAAGGTCTTGATGGAGAATCCACCGTCGGTGATCTTATTGAAAAATTCCAGGTCGAACGGGACTTTCTCTTCCACTGCATGGTAGAATGCAAATCTCGCATCATGTTGCTCCATATAATCATGGCCCACATGAGGATCAAATGAAATAGCAAGCGCCTGAGTCAAGATTTCAGGACAAGCCCCCCTAGTTCTCTTTTCTGTTTTGGATTTATCACCTTCCATAATACCGATAACTTCAAGCACGGCATTATGGAGTGCTGAATCCTGACAAAACTTTTCAGTCTGTTCAGTCAACCACAGAAGATCAGTGGGTTCCTTGCGGTCAAGGTGGATTTGATTGAGGAGTCCCACTCCATCCCGAATCTGTTCCTCTTTGAGGTTTTTGGTTTCAGTGAGGTTGATGATAAGGGCTTCATGAGTCGGTAGTGTATTATAGTTACCAACGAACGCTTCAATCTCTTTGAAGAGAATCCGTTCGGTGGGTTCTTTGAAGTAGACTTCTTTGAGGTAAGGAAGCACCTTCCTCATGAAGGGTTCATGATAAATCAGATTCTTGAGTATCGTCGATTCGAGTCGGACCATTATATTCTCCAGATTGATTCTCGTCGGCGATGAGCGCCACCAGGACATCCCCGATGCTGTTTGTGAATGCAGCCGATCCAGTCAACTCCGCCTTGGTAAAACTTGCGGAATCCCAAATTGTGTACTGATAGGCCAATCGGTGCGTCCCATTTTCCGGTACCACTTTTACGTGACCATAGTAGTACGCGACACCCGCAAAAGGACCGGTCAGTAGTTTTACGGCATTGACCTTTTCCTCTTCAAGGATGATCTCAGTGAAACAGTACTCCTCGTTCTCTTTTAGCAGAGGCCTCTGAGGCGTCTTTTTAGTGAAAAAGACCTCCCGAAACCAACTTTGTATTTTTTTCCACATAATACTTTTTACAATTATCAAAATGCCATCTCTTCATTGCAGGGACACCACCATTCTTGAAACAATGAGGACAACTTATTTGATTTTTCTTCCTTCCAATTAGAGATTTAGAGTAATTGAGTTTGTGTTCTTCTGTACGAGGTCTGTGCTTACATCCAAGAGCATTCTTTACACCCTTCATGGCCACAGATTTATCTTTTCTGAATTTTTCTGTGTGTTTCTTTCCAGCATTCGCCTCAATTGTGGCCTGTCTTTTCCCTTCTTCTTTTCCTATCTGACCCCGCATCATCCGAAACGCTATCAAATCGTACTTCGACCCATTCAATTCAAAAAGATACTCATGAGCCTGAATGTGTTGTTCAAGAGTAAGCCACGCTATGTTATCAGGTGCATTGAATTCCCTGCTGGTGCGACTGCACTTGGGGTTTATTCTCTTCTTCCATTCGTGAAAGGGAATAATATGATGTTTATATATCTGTCTCTGTTATGGTAGCCAAGATGTCACCATAGGCAACTTCGTATTTTTTACGTATGAACGTGTTGAATTCCTCACTGGCTAGAATGTCATCCCAAAACTCTGCGGTCTTGGTATCCGCTTCACGAACCTTTGTTTTCTCACCCTTCTTGAGGTACCAACCTTCACTAGGCTGAGTCACAAATCCTGCTTCAACCGCACTTTCCAGCAGTCCAGAGTATCGTTCAATACCCAGGTCAAATTTGACGGTGATCGGAAACTTGGACCCCTCTTTTACCTGGCGTGACTTCTCCACCTTCAGAATGAATTCATAACCAGACAATTCATCTTTCGCCTTTTGCTGTCTACGACCAACAATCCAAATGGTGTCGGCGGCGAAGTAGGAGCCAGTACCTCCGCCGACCACATCCTTACTAAACATTTCGATAGTCTTGTAGGTGTGATTTATCACCACCAGAGGGATGTCTTTGATTCTGAGGTGCGGAGTAATCATACGGAACAAAGACTTGATCGCCTTGGCTCTCGTCATATCTGCCACAGACTTGCCTTCAAGGGCATCATCCACTTCCTTGAGGGACGCAAGTTGCCCAATTGAATCTATAATTATCATGAGTGGGTCGCCGCGCTTGGCTTCCGCCAATTGAATCATGATGTCATGCTTGAGTTGTTCAACGTCAGTGATCGGGGTATGAAATACTTTCTTCATATCAATGCCAAAGGTCTTGAAATAGGCGGGCGGACTGCCAAACTCTGAGTCATAGAACAAGACTGCACCATCTTTGTGATGCTGTAAAAATGCACGAATTAGCATGAGTCCAATACCCGTCTTGAAGTGCTTTGAAGGACCGGCAATTTGTGTGACACCAGAAGACAGTCCACCCTTCAAACTTCCCGAAAGCGCAGCATTGAGAATGGGAATTTCAGTGGGAATCATCTGGCGCTCACCAAATACTTCCGAGTCATCCAAGACGCTCGCAATATCGATACTTGAGGTTTTTTTCAATCGATCCATCATTGACATAATGCTATCTCCTAAAATGTTTTGAGCGTTTCAACCACGGCGGCAAACAGATAATCCTTGACTCGTTGTTCGAGGGGCAAGTCCCCATACGCGCAGAAACAGGGATGCTCTTTCTTTTCGAAATCCTTCACCAACCCATACTTCCAACCCTCTTCTCTTTTGAACTTGAGCCAATTCTCATGCGACTGTTCGGGTGTAGATTCGGGATGTTGAATATGAAACTCTACACCATCGATGGCTGAATCGGTGATGGCTTTTGGGCACATCCTCCACGGTAATTGTGAATAATCTCCGAGTGCATGGCAATACGCTCGGTTGTTTTCGTGGGCCATTTCAGCAATTTGCGCATAGGTCAGTTTCATATTGATCCTTTCAGTATATCAAAATTGAGGGTGAAAATCAAGCAGATTCGACAGTTACCGTATAGATGTCCTGGGGACTCCTACCATAACAATTATCTTGGGCGCAATACCAGTTCCAGCCACCTTGTCCACTGGTCGTATCACCGTCTCGGTGACCATACACCAAACTGGTACTAGGGTATTCGGTTCCACACCGAGTACAATGGACAATCCTCTCCTTTCCTGATAAATGAAGGATATGGCACCCTGGTATCGTTTCAAAATTCTTCTTCATGTTACTTTCCCCAATTCAATCGACATTTGCATGTACTTATTCACCTGCATTCGTTCGATAAGATCAACAGGAACCTCACACACCACATCCTTCTTATGACGGCTCATGCGAAAAAAGCATCCAGGTTGTATTGAGTTTCGATATGCCAGCCAATTGCATTTAGGACAATGGTGAGGGGTTCGGCAAAAGTTTTCTGGAATTGTTGGTCATAGTCTACCTGCTTCTCTAAATCAAATTCTTTCGGTATGCGGCGAATGAATGCCAACACACTATCATCAAACATGTTGCCCGGTTTCAAGAGCACAAATTTGACCTTCTCCCCGTTCTGGATCAACTCATACTGATCGTTCAATTTGAGTTTTTTCAGCCAGTGATTGAAAATCAAGGCGCCTTTGACATGAATTGGGGTGCCTGACAAGTAAATCGCATTCCCCATACCCGCCTCTTCTTCATATCCACAAAAAATGGAATGCTGCATCTTCACCGTCCCATCCTTATTGCGATACTTCTCTATCCCATTACAGCCACGAGGAAATGCAATATCACTGATCGGTAGAGATTTGAATTCATCTTTGAACTTCTTAACAAAGGCGACTAGCTCAGGCTCCGTGCCACCCAGAATGATCTTGATGGCGGCTTTGATCTTCTCCCGCACCACACTGGGTGTTGAAGATTTGATCGCTTCCAAGCCATGAATCAACATCTTGGGTTCTTTGTAGCGAACGCCTTCACTATCACACACATTCAACACATAGCGTTTCTTGGCAGTCCAAATACCGACATCGGCCAAGGCTTCCCGCTTCATATACATCTTCTGAGCATAGGCATGAGTATAATCCGCAAGGTCTTGGCAACTGGTATCCAAGACCTTCTTGAGCTTTGTTTTATACACCTGATCCATGAAGTTAATCACCTTCTGGGTGTCCCGCGGTCCTTTGAAGACTCGCTTGACCAGAGGTTCGAGATGTAGATAAACCGAATCTGTGTCGCTAGCAATCACATAGTCCACATCGAAGGTGTCCAACAGGGTGTTGAGATAGGCATTGAGATGGTTGCCAATCCAGCGAATGCTCAGTTGTCCGGCAAGGGTGACTCCTTCCGCAATGCGAATATCAAAGTATCTGAAGTATTCTGAACCTAGGGCGCCGTAGGCAGAGTTCAATCCGACCTTTTTGGCAAGCTGAAGATTTTCAAAGCGAGAAATGAGTGCAGTCAGTTCTCTCTTCCGCACGAGATCAACACAGGTTTCCTGTTCCTGTTGAGCTTCTAATTGTTTATTCTTATAGGTGACGCGAGATTCAAACATCGTCTGAAGAATCTCAGGGAGGAACCCCACTTTCCGCGTGTCAAAGAATTGACCGTTCGGGGTCAACGTGCAATGCTCAAGCTTACTCAAGTCAAGCTTCTTATGAAGCATCGCTTCTACGTTGACCCCCTGTGCCAACACATCACGCATGGCATCCGTATAGTTTTCAGGTTCAATCAAAGTTTCAGGCGACATGTTATATTGCATCTGTATATGCGGATACAGACTGGTCGCATCGAGGCCCATGATCGACTTGAACATGCCAATCAACGGGGCTTTCACATACGCACCCTCATAGGCTTTGTCCTTGCTGGTGTGTTTGTTTGGGGGCACAACGATGCCCCTGGCTCTTAGCCAATTATAACAGATACAATCCCACATGCGTACTTGAGTAAAACAATCTTCATAGTTCGTCTTATTATCATACGCTAACAGAATGGACAGATCGACTAACCGACCCTGAGCATTTAGGCGTTCAACCAGTTCTACGTCATGGACGTTATACTCAATAAATTTTTGGAAATTGTCGCGGTAGAGGGTATGAAGTGAATCGTAATCTGAGTAATCGAGTTTCCGCTCTTTCAATTCCACATGGGCAATATGATCGAGCTTGTAGGATTCTTGGTTGGAGTTCTTCGCGTACTTGCGATAGAGTTGGAGGTAGTCGAGGGTGGAGAGGCCGAGGAGTTGATAAGTGGTGACAGGCTTACCATAGAACTGATCTTCCTTGCGTGTAATGCGACCCCACGGGCTCATCCATCGGGCTTGTTCCTCACCGATTTTCGGTAACGCACACATACGATTGATGAGGTAGGGAATATCGAAGGTCTTAACATTCCAACCCGTTACGATGTCAGGGGACTTCTCACGCCATAACGAAAGAAAACTCACAAGCATTTCCACTTCTGTCTCGCACCACATCCACTCAATATCTTCTCGGTGTGGTTTGAACTTTCCACACCCCAGCACATAATATCGCTTGTCGTTGGAAAATTTGACAGTGATCGCCGTGACAGGATTGTTGGCCAGTTCTACATCAGGCATTCCGCCTTCTGAACCGACTTCGATATCGATGAAGGCAGTCACGATGGGATCAAGGGCCCACTGAATTTCTTGTTCGGGGTGTTGGTCGGCAATGAAGGCATACTCATACTTAGAGTTGCCATAGATGGTGAAACTCTCGACATCCTCGTAGTTTTTAACAAACTCGCGGGCCTCTGAGATGCTGTTGAATTTCATAGGACTGACAGGATTACCCTGTAAGTCCTTCCATTCTCTATCGGAAGGAGAAGTCAGAAATCCTGCGGCGACTCCTCCGGCATTTGGAACAAATAAGGTCGGCGCATACTCCTGTTTGAGGCGCACACGCCGACCGTTATCGATACCGCGATAGTAGATGTAATTACCTTGACAGGAAACATTCGTGTAAAATCTCATCCTGTATGATAACATAACAGGATGGAAATGTCAAGCACTACCCCCGACCTACGCCTGGTGGCAGCAAGAGTCCGCTTCCGAATGTGGTGCCGTAGTTATTCTCCAAGTCGCGCAATGGTGTCACTACAGTCAGAATGTCATTCACCATGAAAGAGATGCCGGTTTCCCACTCTGTTGCGTACTGAAGGAATGGTGCGAATGCCATGTTGACTTGACCCTTTTTGGTAGGGTCTTCGGTGGGCATCATAACCAATTGCACCGGTTTACTAATCACTACCGATTTGCCATCCTCGTCCTTCTTTTCGAGGGTACCGAGAATCTGAAGCCCATTGTTGAACATAATTAGCCGAACTGCCATAATAAAACCTCCTTGATAGATGAACTATTGACCGCCGTTCACAAAAGGCGTGAGATTTGGACCTGTCCACCCCTCCGGTTTCAAAATCTTTCCATCAGCCCTACGCTTCAACACACCCGTAGCGGGATCAACTTGCAACTTCGCCATATTGGTACGTCGAACTTCCTCCCAAGCACCCTCTACATTCCATCCACGGGCGATGCAATATCCCAGGACGACCCAGATCAAATCCATGGCCCCGTCTAACTTCTCTTCATCAGTGACAGCATCTACAAATTCCTCATATTCCTCGTCTACAAGGTCTTGGTAAATGCCTACGGTTTTTGGTGAATAATGAATGGCCTTTGCACCATCCACTTCTTCTATTGTCCGAATAAATATTTCCACATCATCACGCATACTCATAACGAATCTCCCTATAGTACCAATCTCTTCATGGGTTGATTCCCACTGAATAGACTATTTTACCACTAACTCGTGCCGCTGTCAAGACTTCTTTTTTCTGCTTCCCCACCACGTAGGAAACATGGACCCATCCACTATTCGGCTGTCCGGGTGTATAGAATTCCAGGATCACTTGACCATATTCCGGTAGATTATCCCGACACCATAGGGCTAAATCCCCATTCGACACACCTTCCACTTCAAAATCGACCGCCTGACCCAAGCAATGTTTCGACAATTTATCGATGGTCGAGGTCATGGGGTTCACAGACATATTCAGAGCAAGACAACGATAGCCAGAATTGACCCGTACAGGTCCAAAATGGGCTCTGACGGGCTCCAAAACATGGGTGCATAGCAAGACAAGGCTTTTGAGGTGTTCGGCCGTGGGGACGTTTTCTATCCCTAGGCGCACTGCGGTATCTGAGCGAGTCATTTCCCTGAGACTAAAGTGCGGGGTCAGTTGGCTCATGGTGTCTCCTATGTCCACATACACTTACGAACTTTGACGATACGAGTGAGCATATCGGTATCTTCTTGTTCTTGGGCTGTTTCAAGTGCCACGGCCTCCAAAAAGAGTGCATCTTCTTGTTCAGTCTTGGGACTCTTCCAATCTTTACCTTCACGAACCATATGCCACGCATCGAACGGATCGACCCTCCTGGGCCGTTCATGCTTCCAGAATCGATAGAGTGTGAAGACTTCCTTGGCAGAGGCCGACTGCGACAGAACGTGTTCATCTTTCAATGTCATTTCCCATCTGAGGTGATGGAGACCGCGGCGAGCATTGCGTACAGGGGGAACGAGCCACTGAATCAACGGCAGTTCTCGGAACCGGCGATGCCACTTCTGCCAGGAGTTTTCATACCGAGTAGAGAGAAAGTTCCCACATTCAATTTCCACATAATCCACCAGGAGTTGGAACAACACATACATCATGACATAATCGGTATCGTGATAATGACCCTGGGGATAATCAGGGTGCTTGATAATCACTCGATCACTTGGATCAACCCATCGATTGTATATGTAGGCCAGAGGATCAGTGATAAATTTATTGTACACAGTAGACCATCTCATAAGCCACCAGTGGGACCATAGACGGGCCCATACAAACGCTCCGAATTGATAAAGCGTTCTGTTGCAGCCACCGTTGTTGAGAACCCTGAAGCTTGACCTTCTCCCGTACCGAAGCGTTTTTGGTGTCTTTCATAGGGATCTAAGTCTTGGTCAGTCCTAGGAATGAGGGTTCTAGACTTGGGTTTTCGGTAGGGACGAGGACAGACATTGTAGGAAATTTGATGGTCATAGAAGCAATATTGACAAGATAACACACCATCAATTTGACGATCTCGATGAAGGTTAATAGGCTTCTTGCAGGTGCCGCAGATCGCTTGGACGTAATTGGTGTTCATAATGAAAATTTCCTATATTGATTGCGGGCTTTGCGCTTTCTTTTCGGGGCTTTGCGCTTTCTTTTCGGTGCTTTGCGCTTTCTTTTCGGTGCTTTGCGCTTCTTGACGACCTTGGGATGCTTCTTGAGGATCATACCGACACAGGCCTGGTGTGCCAGGAGATCGTTGTCATTGTGGTTGAGTTCATAGAGGAGTAAATGCACTTCGGCATGTTGAGAGAGTGTGAGTCGAACAGTATTATCTTTTGCGTTGACCCCATTCAAGTTACCGAAGCGTTCGAGCCATTCATGTTTGGGGATAACGTGATGTAGAGGCAATATCTTATTCCCCTCATTTGAAATACACATTCCCAGGTCAGGTGCAGGGCTGATTTCGCGCCCCGCGAACATCT